CTAGCGATTTACGGAGACTCTTGAGGTAAGTGGGGGGTCAATTGATCCCCCAATAATCGCTTGTACATTTCAAGAAGATCGTCGAAACCGGCTTCTTTGTTCAGGCTATTCATTACAACCTTTTTATTGTAAAGGTCAAGTATTACCTTTGCGGTTTGATAATGTTTAGTTTTTAAACTGTTTTTAAATTCTGTAATCTCGTCCCACTTGCCTTTAGGTGTTTGGATATAGGTTACAATCATATATCTAGCACTCATATTAGATCCTTGACAGTCTAATCATAGTTGCTGCTAGATTAATTTCTGGATCACTAACCATAGGATGATCAACTAATCCTTGTTTAATTGTTAGGATAGCGGTTTCTTGTTTAGTTAGGTCATCGCTAAACAAATGTATATTGTCATATAGCCAACGATACACTTCTTCTATTTCTTCCGCTTGTAATTTTCCACATACTAATTTACGAGCTTCTGTAATTTTATTAGCCTTGAATAGTTCAACCATTTGAAATTTCCACTCAAGATTTCCTGCATCTTCTTTAGTAACTGCATTTAGTTTATTGTCTCTACAATTTTGTTGCAGTAAATTGATACACTTACGCATGTCTGGATATGTTGTGGATACATATGCCTCTAGTGTTTCAATATCAAAGTCAATATTTTCTGACAATAGAATAGTAGCTGCACGAGCAGTAAATTCAGTTTGATCTAATTTAGTAAAGTGAAACTGTTGACAACGACTGTGCAGTGCAGGAACAACTCTGTTAGGACTGTTACAGGTTAAAATAAAACGAGCAAAGTTGCTGTATTCTTCAATAATACCTTTGAGAGAATCTTGACCTTGTGGACTAAGACGATCCGCTTCGTCTAGTAATACAACCTTAAATGGACCCCATGGAATAGAACTGATAAAAGGAACAATTGTATCCCTAATAAAATCAATGCCTGTTTCGCGGCTGGCGTTAACCTCAATGACATCTGCACCTTCAATGCCAATTTCATTAATCAGCATCTTGGCCATTGTAGTTTTACCAATGCCAGGAACTCCGCTCAACAACAAGTGAGGAATACTTCGATCGTTAACCCAAGATTCTACCTGCTTACGTTGACTGTCATCGCGCCATACATATTCGTCTAGCTTATTAGGACGATATTTTTCTACCCATAGTTCTTTCATTCTTTTACCTTTAATGGTTCTCCGAGCTCGTGCAGTCTATCTGCACAATCTCTAATGTCTTGACTAATTTGACAAGATCCAAAACGTGCTTCAACGGCTCTGGCAATTTCATGTAATGACACCACAAGTTCTGAATAGTTGTTCATGCTAGTCCTCTGTGTTTTTTATTAATCGTTTCAACTCTCTGCATCAATTCAAAGTTGAGGTTCTTATCTATAGCTTCCATTATTATAGCAGCCACGTCCTTGGGAAAACAACCACCTCCCCAACCATAGTGACCATCCGGTCCGGGAACATCCATATGTGTCGTTCCAAATCTTAGATCGTGTGAAGATAGTTGTTTAATTGATTCCCAATTTACATCCTCTGCATCTGCTAATGCTTTAAAATCATTCATTAGTGTTACTTTAGTTGCTAGGTAACAATTCATCATATATTTGTATAAGGCCGCAGCAGCAATATCTACACCTATAAAATTTCCGTCAGTAAGTTTTACTCCTCGCTGAATAACATCTTTAGCTCGCCATATCCATTCGGTGTGTCCGCCAAGAACAAAATACATACTGTTCATATAATCAATGGTATTGTTAGCGGCTGTTAGAAATTCTGGACAATGAACAATGTTTGGATATTGTTTTAATAACTTTTTATAAACACTAGGGGGAGCAGTTGTTTTACAAATTATAGGAATTGAGTTGGCAATATTAACAAACAATAATTCTTTTAAAGTCTGTTCTAATATACTGGTATCACAATGCCCATCTTCTGTCGACGGACTTGGCACACAAACAAATATTGCGTCACAGTCTACAAATTTATCAAGTCCTGCAGAGTCGTTGAGCTTTGGATCTCTTATGACTAGTTCGTCACAGTTGTGATGTGCCCATGCAATTGCCTGTCCAACATATCCAAAACCAATAATACCAACTTTCATTCTTTTAAAATCTTTATTAGTTTTTTCTTTTCTTGTTCGTCAAGCCATTGTTTTTCGTCAGCAAACTCAGGACAATTTTTTAAACATTCGTCTAAATGAAATTTTAATGTGTATAGATCTTGTTTAAGACCCCATGCAGTAAAACCTTCGTTGTAGGGACTGGTACACTCACGAGTAATGGTTGATATTTGACGCACTAGTTCGTTTATATCCCAGTCTTTTTTCTTTAGATACATGTGTTTATTTTACAGTTAAAAAATGGGCCTGTCAAGCCCATTATTCTTTTGTTAAAAACTTTGTCAAATCCGGGGGCGTCCAACCTTCTGGTTTTAAGATTTTTCCATCTTCACGCTTACGAACCATGCCTGTTTCTGGATCTATTTTTGCAAAATTGGTACGCATAACTTCATTCCACGCACCTTCTGGATCAAATCCAGCACTGTGCATTGCACCAATAGTAACTACTAGAATATCAGTTAATGCATCTACCATTTCTACTTTATCATCTTTTTCTAATGCTTCTGAAAGCTCTTTAGCTTCTTCAACAATTAAATTAAGATACATTCTAAATTGATCTTCATGAAAGCCTACTGAAGTTTGTCCGCAGGCGGTCATAAAGTCTTGCTGGTCTTTAAAAGGGTTTGTCATTTGTTTTCCAATCTATAAGCATCTACTGCTTGTGGTACATCTACACCTTTGGCAATATTAACTGCTTCTGGTTTTTCGTTGGCCCACATAAGTATGCAGTTATTGTCAACCATTCTAATAGTTTTGGGTTCTTGTTCAACGTCCTCGGTATATTCTATACCTCTGGTCCACCGACCATGTTCAACTAAGACCCAATCTCCGACTGTAAATTCTTCGTTGTGATCCGGACCAACTGCATATACCTGTCCCCAACGAGGATAGATACCACGATCTTTACCGTCATCACCTAAAATAACAATTCCTCCAGAACTACGTTGTTCACCAAAATGCATATTGTGAACAATAATCTTATCTCTAAGAGGACGTAATTTTCCTATAACTTTACCCATATTAACCTTTCTGACGCTTCATTACTTCTTCTGAAACTGCTCTCGGATTTTCTTTGTAATAGTCTTGTAGAATCTGTTCTCTTGTTCTAACAATCTCTCCATTTGATCCAAGCTCGTCACCTCGAGCATTAACCTTCATATTTCCTACAGCAGGAGTTAATTCGTTGCGAATTGACAATTTTTCCATGTCAACTTCTTTTCCTTGCATACTTGTATATGTTTTACCCATTTTATATCTCCTTGAAGAATTCTTCTATTGGCAGGTTGTATTTAACACTGTCTACCTTGTGTACCCCTATCAAATAGAGCACATAACTAGCTACACTACTACCTCGTCCTACTCCCCAAACTATGTTATTGGCTCTAAGAATATCTACTATATATTTCATAGTTTTTAGAAGTATAATCAAATTATTTTTACGATACAGATCCAATTCTTGAACTACTCTATCATAATTTTGTTCAGGACAATGATTTATTAGGTATTCTTCAATATCCATTGTTCGATATTCTTCTGGTATAAACCAATTTAATGGATTAATGCTAGATGGGGGGATTGGATAGTTTAAATGTTCTTCACGAATTCGATCTACATATTGTATCAAATCGTCAGAACAAAGACAATGTTCTAAAATGTCAGGCCCAAATTTTAAAACACCTTCGATTAAATCGTTTTCGCTGTTAACGGTTTTCAACATTAATTAATTGATCCAAATCTCTATCTTGATTACTTTTAAGTTTAGCTCTATAGCGATTACTTAGTTCTTCTCTATAAATTGTAACAAAAGTAGAAAGTTGTGTCAATAGTTCATTATTGCCTAGACGTTGTGCTGTAAAAAATTTTTTAGTAAGATCTTGAAGACGATCTTCAACTTCGTTGTCTTTTAGTTGTGATAAATCGCCTTCAAATGGGTGAAACATTAGACAAAGTTCCCTACATAATTTAGATAAATGGTAGTGGAATTGTATCTCCAAACTTCAATAATTACAGGATTGGTGCTGCTCTGTACTTGTAATGGATTAGGAAAATTTACAATACCACCGTTAGTAGCTGTTACTCTACTTCTTTTAAAACTGGTTCCACCTTCTGTGATCAGCGTAATTGTTCTTGGAGATACTCCATCATCGCCATATAATTCTAATGTTACTTTTCCAACACCCGAAGAAATTGGAAAATTGGTAAATTGTAAATTAATGTCTTTGTTAACTCGAAAGATTTGATAATTGCCTTGTCCGTAATCAACTTCATACACAGCCAGTGGTTGAGATTCTGCAATGGTGCTATATGAATGCACCCTATCTCGATTATCAACAAAAACTGCACCTGTAATAATGCTACCACCAAAATCGTTTTCGGCATTTAATTTAGCGGTATTTGATTGCAGCGATGTTATTTCGTTATACGAATATCTAAAGTTTTCTTTAATTAAACTAAAATTGTCTCTAAATACCTGCGTATCATTATCCTGTCCTGCTACAGGAAAGTTTTCGTTGATACCGGCAAAATTTATATTACTTGTCATTTATTTTCTCCACGATCGGAAATATCGTTATATTTATGTGTTGTATTTTATCACGATCCAGCAGTTGAGCTAATTAATCTATTTTTAATATCTGTTTGGGGAAATAGAAAATATTGATCCCCGATAGTAACATTTAAATAATCAACAACATATCGATCGGCCATAAAATCTAATAATTTAAAATCAAATTTTCTTGATTTAATTTTAATTATTATTTCATCAGCAAATCCCGGTTTAACATAGCAAAGCACTAACGCTTTGGTATATCCTAATTCAACTGGATCTCCTGGTTGTATACTTCTCATCCAGAGGGGAAGAAAGTCTCTGTTTCTATCTCCAATTTGCTTAATTTGATTCCTCATATTGTTAAATGAGTTTGGAAATACCTGTTGTATATCTCGATCTGAAACTTTGTAATTCCAATTCAAACCATTTGTTCCGCCGCCATCGACAGTGATATTATTTTGATCAGACAAAACGGGACTTGATATGTGATCAGGCAAACGAACAATATTTGAGATACTTTGTTTATTTTGTTCTAGATCATCAATAATGTTTACATAGACTACTTCGTATTTTACTTCTTGAGTTATTAAATCTTTACCCTGAGCTTTGGCCAACGATCCAAATTTTATTCTCTTCTTATAATGATTGCGGCTCATGGCCTGTATTAATTCTACAGCATCACTTTTTTCTATTCCGGCAAACAACAACATTTGCACTGATGACTGTGTAGCAAAATTAGGGTCTCCAACTCTGTAAAGAATTTTAGGATCAAAAATAGTACTATCAGTTATAAAATCATACCAGTTGTTTCTTTTTTCTAGTGGTTGTAATGCTCTTAGATAAAGATTTGTGTATTGTTTAGTTGTTTCACCAATTATTTTAATTGAAAACAATTTATTAAACTCTGCAAAATTAGCCGGATCTCTTGCTTTAACGGTAAATTTATAAACTTTATCAAATGTGGTACGGTTTTGATCGAACGTTATACCAAATGCATTTGAGCTAGGACCACCGTCGTAAAATCTTGTTATTCCTTCAATTGTTTGACTTCCAACTTGATTTACTTTTCCTATAATTAATCCGTTGCTTAATAATTGTAAACCTGGAGGTAATTCTCCGTGGATCAATGTATAATTAACAGACCCGCTATATGATAAACTTTCGGCTTCTACAAATAATTCTGATACTTCATTGGGATTAAGTGCACCAAGATAAGAGTTTGATTTCCAAGAAATTCCTCTTTCAATATCACCAACAATATCAATATTAAATGTTCTTACAGTACTGGTGGCACCCTCGGTCCAAACTCCAACGTTACTAGGTAATTTATTTTTGTGTTCGACTAAGGCAATATATAAAGATTCACCAATACCTGCTCTAAGACTGCTGTCATTATAAATTGCAGGATCAATCCAACGAACAACATCTCCAACTTTATAGATAGTATCGTTATTCCAATTACCGGATATGCTATATTTTGTAGCTAGGGTAGTTTGTTCAAAAGATACTGCTCTAATGGTAAATTTATAGTTGACAGAAATTCTAGGTTGATAAGGAATTTTTCCTACAATTTCTCCGTTTACACTATCTAATTGTAGACCGGGTGGCAAAACACTATTTGTACCATCCGGGTTTTTATCATCTAAGAAGTAAACAATATTTTGAGCTAGTGTTATTGGATTATAAACTTCTAGATAAATTGTTGTATAATTATTAGCTCTACGTTTACCTAAATTAGCAGGAGTAATCCAAAGTGGATTTCTTAAATAATTATTATCCGCTTTAAATACATTATCAGATGATCTAATAATAGCATTATCTGCTCTTAAAAATTGTTCATCGACAACATAAATTCTAAAATTTCTTTTAGTTTCAGTTTCGCCATCTGTTACCGAAACTGTAAATGAATAGTATCTACTAATTTGTCTAAGTGGTTTAACAGGTTCTTGAAAATCAAATATAGTATTATCGTAAGTAAAAGTATCATATCCTGTGGTTGATACCTCACCTAGATCAAAAGGAATAAAATCATATCCTGTGGTGTCAAAATTTCCAGTAGATTGATTTAATTCTAACTTTGGAACCGCCGCCACAAAACCGCTAATTCTTCCTGTTGATGATAAAGTTAAACCTGGAGGAAGCTCGCCGCTGTTATTTGGTATGTAATAAAATAATGTATCGCCATCTATCCTGTCAGTATCATATGCTTCTAACTGAAAATCAACATAAGAATCATCTAAAACAAAATAAGCATCATTAAATCCAACTGGCAAATATCCTTCTGGAGTTTGCCAAACTGGTGCATCTGGGCCTTCTATAGTAATTGAAAATGTTCGATCTACAATCAATGAACTATTATTAGCTCTTATTACAAATTTATATTGACTTGTATTTTTTATTTCAACCGGAACTCCTTTAATAATTCCGTTTAATAACTGTAGACCAACAGGAAGTTTTCCGGATATTATAGAATATGTAACTGGAGTAACTGAGGTAGTTGACAAAGGAACATTTACCTGAGTCCTTTCATTAAATGTTCCTAACGTACCTAAAGGAGTATTCCATTTTAATGACATAATTTTTAAACAGTAAACAGTGTTGCATGGGCTTTCACTTTAGTAATGACCGCAGCATTTACATTAGTTGTAGTTGTAAATCTAATATTGACAAGGGATCCGCTTCCTGGAGAAACGCTAATAGAATTAATTATTGTAATACCGCCACTGTGTATATGAGAATTTTGTTTAGCAGAAATTTCCACAGTTCCGGAATAAAAATTACCAGAAATAGAAAATGTTTCTGATCCCTGAGAATTTCTAACGTTAAATTCTGCTCTAAAACCTGCATAAATTGAAGTATCTATTGCTGCTACTGTGAATGTTTCTTGAGTAGTTCCTGCTAGTTGTGTATATGAAGTTTCAAATGCACTATTAATACTGGTAAATAATTCAGTTGCTTGATTCCAGTTATAAAAAATTCCTGTATTGCTTGCTCTAGTAACAACGTTATTTTCATATCCAAAATCTGCATAAGATCTAATTTTAGTTGGACCAAGCAAAACTCTTCCGTTTCCTGACGGTTCTATATTAATGTCTGAATTTGAATCAATACTTCTAATATTATTCTGCGTAATTTGAATATTTTCTAATGCTAATGTTTCTGCCCATACGTTACGCCATCTTAGTGTAGAAGTTCCGATATTTTTTGTTAATGTAGTGTTTGGTACTAGGTTATTTCCAACTGTAACTAGACCGTTAAGAGTTAAATTGCTATTACTAGTAATTCCGCTAGTATTTTCTAAGGTTGAGGTAAAAACAGTTTGCCAAGGTTTGGCGCTAGTACCAACGGTTAATGAACCTGTATTAGGAACAATATTTGAATTAATATCTGCACCAAACTGAACATTATCAGTATCAGCATTTCCTAAAACAAGATCGCCGTTACCTGTAATTGTTCCGGATGCAGTAATTGTTCCTGTAATATTAATATTACCTGCGCCAGTGATATCAAAATTATTTAGGTTAATATTAGAACCTAAATTACCACCAATAGACCCTGCAACAACTTCAACACCGCCGGCAGTTGATCCGTTACCGACATATAGTTTATTTTGAGTTGTATCAAAAATCAACTCTCCAGATACTGGTGTGATTCCTGTTCGTTGTACAGAAGTTCCTCTTCTAATTCTTAATGCCATTTTATTTCTCCGTTAAATTGTACCAGCATCGTATTCAATACCTGCGGGCTGATCTATTGTTCCAAAATCAATATCGGTGACCTGCAATAAAAAAGTAATTAAATTGTCAGTACCCGATCCAATAGTTCCTAGATCAGCGTCGTTTAAAATAAATCCAATATTTTGTTTCGTATCTACAGTAATAGTTCTTTGTGATGCTGTTACATTTATGTTAGCACCACCTTGGATTGTGATTTGATCGTAAGCGGTTGTAACATTAGCTGTGATGCTACCACTGTTTGTTGTTATGGAACTAAATCCGTCTTTTTGTACAGTGCCAACAGTGATGTAATCATTAGACGGTGTTAGGGTAATTTTACCATCGCTAACCAGTGATTTAAATTGTAAGTTAGTACCTACTTTTTGTTTAAAAATTCCTACGCCTGTTGCTGTATTAAGATTTTGACCAGTAATTGATTGCTGGCTATTTAAATCTGCAAAATTAGCGTTGACCTTTTGAAAAGCCGTGCGTAGATCGTCTCCTAGACCATCATTTACAGCATTTCCTATGTTAATTGTTTGTATAGCCATATTCCGCTCTCTTTAGTATATTTACCGTTCTGTTAGTATCCTGTTAGTTGTCCCAGCACAGTATAGGTATTTAGAGCTGTGCAGATAATGCTAAAAGTAACTACATCTGTTCTGTTGGTGCTGGGTGTTGGGATAACATTGCCCCGCCAGTTTATGGTCTGTAATACTCCACTTATTCCAACAGAGTTAGGAATAAAGCCTGTGCCACCTTGTGCTATGATCAAGGTCAATGAGGTAGCATAGTCAATAGGTAAATTTAGATTGGTAAAGTTTACTGTAAAAAGAGCATCTGGGCTGGTGTGATAGAATATGTGTCCGTTGGCGCAGTTGTGTGTTACAATACCTGTGGCATCGGCCAAACTACTGAATCTTTCATAGACTCCGTTGTTAACAAATAAATCACTGTCAATTATTGAATTGGTGCCTAAGGATTTATTACCTAGTATCACAGCTCCTACACCACTGCTTCGTCCTATCTCAATCTGTCCATTATTTGCAGAATCAATAATTACATAGCTTTCACCTTCAATGGTCAAGTTCCCAGATATATTTTTTACAACAGCATCTTCGGGCAATGTCAGTTCACCGTCCTCACCAAACTGCCATCTGCGTAGAGTAGAGTCTGCAAGGTTGATGTCAATGTTGATATTGCTGTCACTGCGGATGTCACCCGGTATAGTTAAACCACCATCCGCACTGAATGTCCAATTCTTTGATCCTCCGGGTGCAGCGCCAGACCCGTTGGCTATTATGTTAAGGTTGTCCTGTGAAGTAAGTGCAAGACTGCCTGACACTGAACTAACTTCAGCACCTTGTATTATTAGTTGATCGCCGCCCGTAATGGCAGGAAAAGTAACGAACGGATTAGCTCCACCAATTAAAATAACTTCATCACCGCTATTAGATAGTCTATCAAAGCTGGTAGGTATAGTTGGTTTATTTGTTAAGTCGTTGTAATTACCACTAAATTGTGAAGTAGTAACCCAACTTAAATTACCACTACCATCAGTCCTTAAAATCTGTCCAACAGTTCCGCCTGTGATTTTTATATTACCAACAGCATTGTAAACAGGTCCAACGATTCTGTTCATTACTCCATCGACTAACAAACTGCTGTCATCACCAAATACACTACCAACAATGTCAGTTTTAAGATTACCATCAACAGGCTGTCCAACCGCGGTATATAATTCTGAAAAGTTGGAATCAATATTATCAATAGCATCATTTAATCTAGCAAATGCTGCCCGTAAACTGTCTCCGTCTTTGCTGTTAGGTGCAGAACCAACGTTGATAAAATCCTGCGGTTGTTGTGTGTTTATAGTTTTTTTAGCCATTATGTTCTTCCCACTGAGACTTCAACAGTTCCAATTCTGTCCGAATCGTAAGATCCAATGGCCTTACCTATCAACGTACCAACTTTGACGTCTCCAGTCGCTGCCATCGCCACACCTGGTATGCCCGATGTGACAATTAGATCCCCTTTGTTTACTTTTCCTACTACCTTAACTGGTAATCGACCCTGTAGTGCTACGCAGGTCTTAATACCCGGACATGCTTGATTCATTGTGTAGGCAGCAGTATTAGAAACAACACCTGCTACCCTGTGATCGTTTTTAACATTTGAAGTTGTAACTTCTTTGTCTCCGCCAAACACCAACACAGTGCCTACATCATATTCTCGATCTGCTTCATAGTATTCTGCCAAGTCAGCATAGGTAGCTTCAAATTTACTGTTACCATTCAATGTCCAGTTGCCGTAGACTTTGCCACCATTGTTATCTGCTAAATCTTCACCAGCTGATAGAGCTTTGGTTACAACAACACCGTCTTGAATACCGTCTGAACCAATAAACACATGTTTATTGTTAAAATATTTGGTAATATCATTGCTAGTACCAGAGTCACTAACCTGAATAGTAATTCTTCCTTTAGCTACTGAACCTGCACCGTAGTAAGTTGCTGATTTAAAACCACTACCGGCGGTTATGGTTAATAATTTATAATCAGCGCCGCTGCCAATTGTTGATCTACTTAAGTATAGATCACCATCAAGAATTAAATCATTAAGTCCTACATTTCCATTGTTGTTTCTAGCAACTAAATTTTGAACACTGTTAGCTGTATTACTTGTAGTGTAAGTAGTTGATTCGGTTGGTAAAACAATAAAATCAGCATCATTTTGAGACCCTCCAACTTTGGCATAAAGTACACCAGCCGAGGTATATAATCCTTTGGTAATTCCGCCACCACCACTTACAACAGCAGTTAGTGTAATTTCACCAACATCACCGGTTTGAGTAGCACCTGTATATCCCAATACTCGATTTTGATTAATCGGTACAAGTTTTCCTAATTGAACACCGTTATTTTTAATTGACGCATAACCATTTGTTACAGTAAACTGTCCTCGGTCAAATGTGCTTACTCCTCTCTGTAGAGTAATTACACCTGTTGTCTGTCCACTTGAGATTACAGAAGGTGTTGTAGTTGCATTATATGTAAATGATGTACCTGAAGGAGTAGGACTTGAATTAACAGTGAATACACCATTTAAAGTACTGTTAGCAAATCCGCTAATAATAACTCTATCACCTGCTGTTACAGGTACTGCTGAATTACCAGTTACAGAATCAGTTTGAGCGGAGTATGTAACTGTAACTATACCACCAGTAGAAGTTGCCGACACATTACTAATTGATGAACTAGTAGTTGCTTTACTATTTGTGATATCTAATTTTCTTTGTTCAATTGCTGCCGATGAATTAATATCAGAATTAACAACAGTTTCATTAACTAACTGGAAATTAATTGTTCTTAATGATTGATCAAGAGTGATATCGAGATCACCAGTTACCGCAGCATTTACAAAACCTTCTGTAGCAACGTTTGTTTCATTGATATCAGAATTATTTGTTCCGGTATAAACTAATAAGTTTCCTCGTCCAACCGAACTAATTTTTCCTCCAGTAGCAGGTCCACCAGAAGTAGTATTTGAATAAGTTAATCCTGTAGTGTTACATGTTAAAACAACAGCTTCGTCATTATTAAACCCGGCTATTGAAAAACCTGTAATTCCTATCACCTGACCAGTAACAAACGGTGCACTTCCTTGAGTAGCACTAAATGTTACGGTTGCAGTAGTACCATTACCAACAACTGAACAGTTGGGAATTGATACTGAACCAACATTTCCATTTAAGTGAGGAATACTAATCCAACGTCTTGTAGCCGCATCATTGTCTGATTGCGGATTCTTCATGTTAATAATACGGCCAGCATTACCCATATTTAGGTTATTGGCCATTGCGTTATCGCCGTCAGTGTCAATGAACCCTGGACCAATACGGTCAACGGTTAATGCTGCTGTTCCATCATGACCTAATCTTCTATCAATGTATAGCTTTGTGGCCAATTGAGTAGCTACAGTTCCGGCACTTGGACTGCTAAAATTTCCATCAGCTGAAAATTCTGAAATTGGCACACCTTGTGATAATTGTAAAGATGCAATATTTGTTAAGGAAATTCTAGCACTTAAAGTTGCCTCACCGGTTGATTGATTTACTCCAAACAATTTACCAACTTTAAAGTTACCTTCTTGATCGATAGTTGTATAAAATACACGACCTTTTCCTACTTCAGCAGCTTCATTGTTAGGTTGGTTGGCATTAACTGGTGGCCCAAATATATTATTTGGGTAGTTAGTGTCTGCGTAACTTCCCGACCCAATATCTAACAGGTCAAACGCTGTAGCCCTTAATGTGGAAATTTTAATGGTAATAGAACCAGTTTCTCCGTGTTTAGGTCCAACAAGAACTGTAATTTGACTATTGTAACCAGTTAACGGATGTTGTAATGTTCGATCTAATGTGACAAATGCTGCGGTTGGACTGTTTGGGGCAGTATATGATAGC